GACCATCAATCCTATCTATATCTAATTTAGATTTATTCGGCTTTAAAACATTTCCATAAATATCAAATAATATTTTATAATCATTGTCTTGTAAATACGCTCCACTCCAATTTGTTTGAATATTTTCTGTAAGAGGTTTTAATACACCATCTTTATAACAAGATATTCTTACCCAGTTCACATAGTCTTGAGGAAGTATAAATCTTAACTGGTCGTCTACTTGTAGTTGTAATATTTTTATTTCTTTCATCGCATCGTAGTTCAATTCTTGTATCGCTCTTTTAGCAAAAAATAAAACTTGATAACGATTTATGTTGTTAATTAATTCATTATTACCTTGAAACATTAACATAAAATTATTTACTATATCGTCTAAAGAAACATATTGATAAGAGCCCCAATTTGCATCTTCAGGTACAATTCCTTCGTTTTCGTAATATTGATAATCTGTAATATATGCCATAATAATTAACTTGTTTCTTGTGTATTTAATTGTTCTTCAGCTGTTCCAAAATTATAAACTTCCGCCTCTCTAATTTCTATACCAACGTATTGGCAAATCTTAGCGATTAAAGCTGGTTCGTCAGACAATGGAAGTTCAAAATCTTGGTAGTCAGGTTGAGACGCGTCAAATAACGGTTCTCCTCCAACTAAATTCTGAAACGTCCATCTTGGATCTCGTGGATACCTAATATATTGAGCCTTAACATCACAAATGCCCATATTATCTCCTACAGTATAAGGTATATTATAACCATCCCAAACAGTAGGATAAACAGAAGCTATGTTGCCATCTAAAACATAGCATGGATATTGTTTTGTTGGATATGTAAGGTTAGAACTTGTTAAATTATATATTTTTCTTTGACTTACTCTTTCTACCTCTACAATGTTTCGTGAATCAAATATTGCATAGTTTTCAAATGTAGGAAGAGCGTCTGGATTAACAAATAATTGTGCTGAACAAATAATAGTATCATTACTGTTTCCAGGTGCTGAGTTTAAAATTTGATTAACAAAACCCTGTAGTCCTAACGATCCTGTTACAGGATAATTAGCGACACCTGTGGCGCTTGTATTAATAACTAAATCGCCTGGCTGAACTCCGGCTGCTAAAAAATCAGTATTTGTATCAACCAATGTATTACTACCAGCTAAAGCTGTTGTGGTTGTTCCTGCAACTCTTAGAGTTGGGTATCTATATAATTTATTAATTAAATAATAATCATTAGGTAAAAAATAAGCAGAAGGTCCTGATAATCCAGAGGGAGCATTTATCGCTCCACCAGCATCAACTAAAGTTAAAAACGCTTGTACCGAAAAAGTATCAATAACTTCTTCTAATCCTTTTATTATATCTGCATAACCACTACCTGAGCTACGATTGTTTTCTCTATTTATCCAGTTGTTGTATTGATAAAAATAATCTTCAAACATATCAAGTTGAGCTTGTTTTGCGTAAAGATTAAAATCTTGCGGAGAAATATATCCGTAGTTGTTTTTGTTGGCAATAGCCAATACAGTATTTCTTACATCATTTATAGGCATCTTGAAAAACTTTTTACAAAGATAACAAAAAAAAAGAGGCTCTAATTTTTTTTAGAGCCCCTCTTAAAACATAACAATAGTGTTTACGCGAATGTAAAGTTTGTTGCCCACTGAATACCTTCTGTACCGTCTGAATCAACGTAAGGCATTGTAATAGTTATATCTCTCCAGTTACTTTCTAAAACTTGTTGAGCAGTTTCTTTAAACTGGGTAGAGAACACATCAAAAGCCGCAGAAGGAGTGTCTCCTAAATCAAAAGTAAGTTTTTGATTAGTAGCACCTCTTTTGTAATGAACAGTTACTTGACCGGTAGCCGCGTTACCTCTAATTAAAGTAGCATTGTCTACTCTAACTTTTCGGTTAGGACCATCCTTTCTGTCAGATAAAATAAAGAACTCATCTCCATTTAATAATCCTCCAGCCTTTTCAATAGTCACCGTGTCATCACTAATTACATCAGTTATTTTAAAGAATTGGTTAGTTGATTGATTAACAATCATATCACCTCCTTTAATATCAGTTAAAAAAGCAGCGCCAGTTAATTGTCCCGAAAAAACATTAGCAGCAGCTACTAATCTGTACGCTACTCCTGATCCTTCAAGAACCGCGGTTGCTGATCCACTAATACTTAACGCAGTGTCACTATCTACAGCTGTAACTTTAGCAAAACTTCTGTCAGAAGCTACAAAAACATAATCTCCCACATTAGCTGTCGAAGTAAATGTTTGAGCTGAATCTGTTAGCTTTCCTGTTACCGCTCCATCTGTAGTAGATGAAACCGCTATAGCCGCTCCCGTTGCAGTGGAGCCGCTATATATAGGAATTTGTACGCCTACATACTTTGCCATATCTAAGCTATAGCTATTGCTGAAACCGCCTTCGTAGGAACGTATGCTGCAACTACATTAGTCCACTGTGTTTCTAATGCTAAAGTCATAGCATTTTGAAGAGAGTCTCTCATTTCGTAATCCGCAGCTCCAACACTTGCATGAGTGATAGTTGCTGTGTTTCCACTGTTGTAAGTGATAATAGTCTCTGTATCACTTGATCTTGTAATAGCGATTACATCTGAAACGCTAAGAAAGAAATTTGTTTGACCTGTAACAGGTACTGATAAAAATTTGTCCATAGTTAAAAATTTTAATGGGTTAATAAAATGCAAAGATACAAATAACTATGAATCTAATTTAAGTAGTTTTATTAGTCCTTTGTAAACCTCTACACCTTCATCGCTTTTTAAATAAGACGAGACAATATGATAAGGGTCTTCATTAAAAGGAATAGTTAACATTTTCTTTTTATTACCAGGGATGTTAAAATAAACATCTTTGTTTTTATTTCTAAACGTTAAAAGTTTTTCATCAAAAAACTGTCTAACTTCATCTTCAAAAGTTAAATCTGGATCTTCTAATACCTCCATAAAAGTTTCAGGTTCAGCTTGAGCAAACAATAAAATATCTCTTTTTAATTCTGCTGTTGACATTTTGTTTGCCGCTCCCCCTATTAAAATACGACCAACTGCAATTAACTTTTCTAACGAAAGCTCTTTAGCAGCAATTTGTGCATTTAGTTGAGATTCCATTATCTCAAACTCTTCAGAAGCATCTTTTTCTTTGTTCATCTCTTCAAACACAGTATTTCTTGAAGGATGATAATATAAAAACTCTTGTAATACTTGGTTGGTTTTCGGAACATTTAAAAACCCGTCTTCAAAAATTATAGGCTCCATTATAGCATTTCCATCTTGCTCATCTATAAAAGGAGATTTTTGATTACGAGCATATCTTAATTGTTTGTTTTCACCAGTCTCTTCATCAAAGTGTAATAAAGGTGATCTTCTGGTATGATGTGAGGATAACATATAGCTCAAAGGAGCTATTTCTTTTTTAAGACGATACGTCTTATCTACGAATATTTTTTTTGCTTTTTTCATTTTATTATAATTTAATTAAAGTTAAAAAAAAGGGGGGAGATTAATCCCCCCTCAATTATTTATGCATTATGCATTTTGGAACAAGAAGAAGTTGTTTGCACCTAAAGTACATACAGTTCTTTCTGTTAAGAAGTGAACTTCCATTGCGTCTAAAGAAGAAGTTCTTGCTCCACCAGCAGAACCAGTGATCCAAGTTTTGTAACGTCTGTCTTCAGTTTCAGAAGCTCTGTATCTAACATGTAAGAAAGGTCTCTTCGCGTTCTTACCTAAGATTTGGTCATATACTGTAGTAGAACCAGCTGGAACTAAAAGTCCATTGATTCCTCCACCTACTAAACCACCTCTCATTGTAGGATCGTTTAGGTATTTCCAGTCAGACTTGTAGAAGTCATATCCTCTACGGAATCCTGTGAAACCTAAATTAAGAGCCATCTCTTCATCATTATCAAATAAACCGTATGATGTACCACCCGCTCCGTAAGAGTTTTGAGCAGCTAACATATCGTCCATATCCAATGTGAATTGTCTGTTCATGAAGATAACATTTTCTTCAATAGCACCTTGCTTGTCAAGTCTTTGAATAATTGAATCAAAGTCAGCTAATGTAGTTGGATTACCTCCACCATAAACATTACCTCTTTGACCTACAACGTGGAATACTCCTTCAGAACCACCCTGCCCGTCAGTACCAGCAGCGTTACCAAAGTGAATAGCCGCACCAGAACCAGATTCTGCTGGAACCGCTTCAACTAATGCAGTTTCCATGTAGTCTTCAAATCTTAATCTTGTGTCATGCTCTGACTTTAAGTACCATAAGTAACCATTAGCACCGTCTTCTGAAGTGATTTCAATCCATCCGATTTGAGCCATGTCAGAACCAGAAACAGCATATTTATCTTTAATGATAATAGGCTTGTTGTCGAAGATGAAATCATCAGACTCTAAGCTTTCAGCCATACCTGTAGTTCCTTTCTTAAATTCAGAACCATAGATCCAGATTGTTACTGTAGTGTTTACAGCCATAGCCTGTCCTGCTGCTTCGTAAAAAGAAACAGTTACTACTCCTGTAGTGTAGTCAACAGCTGTAACAATAGCTTTGTTGCTTAAGTTAGATCCAGCTGTATTATCAGAAATCATAATAGTCTGTCCTACTCTTATTGCAATACCACCGTTACCAGCAGTAGTTGTACCACCTGGAATAGTTGGGTTTAATACATCGTTTACAGTAAACGTTGCTCCTGAATCAGTACCAAGAGCACTGTCAGCATTAACGTTAGTGTATTTAATGTGTAATCTACCTTGCTCTGCCCATTTTATCATGTCAGAGTTAGTAGGCATTTCAGCTCCCACCATTCTTAAGAAAGATGAGATTGATCTATTACCATATCTTTCAAACTCTTTTTCATAAGTATCTGGAAGATACTGATTTAAAAAGTCGAAGTTGGTAATGTAGTTTGTTTGTAGGGTTACTCGTTCCGCTGATGGGATTAAGTCAAACCCTGGAGTTGCATTTACCGCCATTTTTTTAAATTTTTTAGTTTATACTCTTTTTATACTTTTTATTTTGAGTCCTCTTCCGCTCGATGTATCTCCAACTGGACGAATTTTTAATCCGTCTTTACTGAAGGTTTGAGGCTTATTCCTTACCATATCAATGTTTTTTGATTTTTTAGCAACATCATCAATAGCTGCGGACTTTCCTTGCTCATAAAAAAATCTGGCAAACTTTTCAGGATTCATAGCAATTGACATTGCTCTATGGTATCCTTTAGCGTCTTTCATCATACCGGTCTCTTGATCTAAATACGGCTTTACAAACGTATTATAATCTGACTGTTTGTTTCTGAGTTCAGACGTGTCACCAGGTCGGTAGTTATAAGTTTTGTCATTAATAGTAACCTCAAAACCTTTGAAGTCGCTATTGAAAACCTCATTTGTTTTCTGGACAAACCAATCATACCTTTTGTTCATGGCTTCCTCACGAGTTTTAGACTCCTCTACATAACTTTTATAGCGATTAAATTCTTCATTTGCAACAGAACTTTCTCCCGGGCTTGACTCAAGCGGTAGTTTGTATTGTTCTTTTTGCTCATTGAAAAACTTTCTCGCTTTAGAAAGTTCTCTTTTTTTGGCTAACTTAATTTTTTTCACAGCTTTTTCATCATCCAGTTCAGCATCGTATCCAAATTTATCATCCATTAAATCTTGAATATCAATTGCGTCTAAACCTTCTTCTGTAGCCGCGTAGTAATCAGCCAGCACAACATCTTCGTCTAAGTCATTGTAGTCTTTTTGCAATCGCATAAAGTCTTCAATACCTCGACCCGTTTCTTTTTTATATTTAAAGAACGCTGAAACATCTTCTGGTAAATCTTCATTTGCCTCTCTTTGAGTAAATAAATCATCAACAGATGATATTTCTTTATCATACCTATCCTTAATATATTTAAGAATATCAGTATCTTTTATTCCTTCCTCCTGTTTTAGAGGCTCTTGCGTTTCAGCAACAGGCTCTTCTGTTTTTTCAGAACTCGTATTAACTTGCTCTACTTGCTTTTCTTCTTTTGGAGCTTCTTCAAATTTTGCTTCATGCTTCTGAAGAAGTTCTTGCTCCACTTCTTGAGTTGATTTTTCTTCAACTCCTTCCACGGCTTTTACCGTGAATTTAGGTTTTTCGTTATTTTCCATTTTATTTAATTTAAATTTTTACAAAGTTAATATATAATTATTATATAATTTTAGCCAATTATCTTGGCTCAAATTCTGCTAAATCAAATCCGTCTAAACTGTCTTCATTAGACTCAAACTTTATAGCAGGAAGATTTCTTTTTTTTTGTTTATTCAATTTAGACTGTTGAGTATTTTGCTCAGCTATTCTTTTTGACTTCCCTTCTTCTCGTGCTTTTTCCCTTTCGTCCATTTGTTTTTCTTGCATTCCTTTTAACTGCATTTGATAGCTAAACTCCACAGCCATTAGTTGTTGCTTTAATGCTGCTTCATTTTTTTGTTTCTCTATTTCCATAGCCGCTTCAGCTTGTTGTATTTGCATTTTTGTTTGCATTTCCATTTGCATTTTTTGCTGAGCAGCTTGAGCCGCAGCTTGTTGAGATTGCATTTGCCCTTGTTGTTGCATCTGTTGCTTTTGCATTTCTTGTTGTTGCTGGGCCTCCATCTTCTGCTTTCTTTTCATTTTTAAAACTTGATTGGCCATT